AGGTCGCCGACCTGGCCGTTGACGGGCGTCTGCTGGGAGCAGAGGACCGGGATTGTGTAGAGCGGGGCAGTGGACGTCGCGGTGCCCTGGGTGGTGCTGGTGCCCGCGAGGATGACCACGTTGGCGGTGCCACCGAAGACGCCAGCGAGAGTGGCGCTGACGCTGGAGGCGTCGTAGTCCTGGTGCAGGCTGATGGTGACCGAGGCGTCCTTCAGCCCGGCGATGCGGCTGCGGGCAGCCTGGCCGAACGCCGTGGTCTCGATCTCGTCAACAGTCTCGGTGACCTCGACGCTTGCGATGTTGGTGGTGAGCTCGGTGCTGCCGACCTTCACCCGGATGTTCTTGCCGATGAACTTTGCCATTCTGGTTACTCCTTAGCCGGCGGCAATGACGGTGACCGAGAACTCGGCCGTGTGGTAAGTGACGTCCCCAATGGCGAGCGAGCCCTGGTTGGTCATTTCTGTGACTCGGCAATCCAAGGCCTTGCCCCCGAGGGAGCGGTCACCTTCAACTGCCGCCTTCACCGACGCGCTACCACTAGAGGCGCAGTAGGCGTCGAGGTTGGTCTGTGATGCCCGGTCGGCGACGCGGCCGACGATGAGCATGATGGTGAATGAGTACTCGTCCGACCCGCGGCCGAAGGCCTGGTCGTAAGTGATGCGGCCCGGCATCACGACCGCGACGGGCGGCTGCGGGTTGTCGGGAATGTAGGCCGAGGACCGCAGGCCGCTGATGGTGGCGAGCCTGTTGGCGAGCCCGGTGCGTAGGTCGGTGAGCGCTGTCATGCGACACCGTTGACGCGGCGGTAGCCCTCGACCAGCTGCACGACGTCAGGGTCAAGGCCGCGGCTCACCCGCATGATTCCCATGTCGCCGAAGCCCGCCACGCCGAGGGGACTCTGCAAGCGGCTGAAGATCCTTGACGACTGGAGGATCGTGGCCTGGGTGACCGTGACCGGGATGTTGGGCCATCCGAAGACAGCCCGCACCTTGATCGAATTTTCCGGCCCCGTGGGGAACGAATAGTCGCCGATGGCCCGTATGCGGGTGAACGGCCACACGACGCCGCCGAGATAGTCGTTGATCGGCTCGGGCTGAGCGTCGCCCTGCCCGCCCGCGGTGCCGATCGTCCAGGTCGTGTCATAGACGCCATCCAGGCCCGTGGACGTTTCGACCTGGGCGATAGAGCGAGCGTCGTCGATCTGCACGACGTAGGGGTTCTCGGTGTTGTAATAGCGGGTGACGGTGCCGGCGTTGATGAAGTTCCTGCCGCAGTAGGCGTCGATGAGGCGCGAGGCGGACTCAACGGCCATCTCGAGGAGGGCGTCGTCGGTGGCGTCGCCGGAGGCGATGCGCAGCGCAGACTTGATCTGCGCCAGGGTTGCGTAGCCGTTGCTAATCGCCACGGTCAGCCTCCGATTTCGTAATGCTTCCGCATCCAGTCGACGGTCAGGGGAAGTCCCTGAGCGAGCCTTGTGCGCGGGTTGTGGTGCAGCAGTGCCTTGGCCTTGGAGATGTCAGGCTTCTTGCTCGTCACGTTGTGCTTGTCCAGCGGAAGCCGGTTCACCAAAGACGGGTGGGCGCCGGTGACCTCAAGCAGCATGTTCGCCATGTCCTCAACGCTGACGTACTCGTCGCCGCCGACGTTCACGGTCTCGCCTGGGGCGAAGCTCGTGGCCGCGTTGGCAAGCGTCACGATGAAGTCGCCCTGATACATGAAGACCCGGTGGTAGTTCTCATACACCGTGATGGGCTTCCCGGTCAGTAGCCGGTAGGCGAAGAGGCAGACGACCGAGCGGTAGTCGTGATATCGCTCGCCGGGGCCGTAGGCGTTGAAGAACCGCAGCGTCATGGTCTTGTTGCCGTAGCGGTCTGCGAAGTTGCGGATCTGCTCCTCGTTGACCCGCTTGCTGATTGCGTAGTCGTTGGTGAGGCGCGGCTGCGGGTTGTCAAGGAGGTAGCGCTCGTCGATGGCTTCGGCGTCGGCCTCACCGTAAACCTCGGAGGAGGAGGCGAAGACGTGGCGGAAGCCGCGCTCACGTTGAAGCTCGAGCACGTTGCGGGTGCCGATGGCGTTGGTGCGCCAGACCTGCTCGTAGTGCTCCTCGCCGTTGATTCTGCCGAACTCGGCGGCTAGGTGGTAGACGAGGTCGAAGTCGCCGACGCGGTCAAAGGCGGCGCGCAGCTGCCGGTAGTCGGCGATGTCGGCGCGGATGGTCTGGGGCTGGCCGGTGTGCTGGAGCTCGATGCCCCAGACGTCGTGGCCGCGTTCCCGCAGCTCGGCGACTAGGGGGGCGCCCAACGTGCCGGCGGAGCCGGTGACAACGATCTTCATGCTGTTTCCTCCACAATCCGCCAGAACCTGTGGGGCTGTTCGGCGAGGACGGTCGCAGGGTCGCCGGGCTCTAGCCGCCCGACGAGGGAGTTGGTGACGATGTCGCAGCCAGCGAGGGTGGCCTCGATGACGACGAGGGGGCAGGCGTCCCGCTCCTTGGGGAGGTGGACGAAGTATTTGGCGCGGGCCATGTGGTCAAGGACGATCTCGTGCGGGGCGTTCTCCAGCTCAACCAGTTTGACGCCGTGGCGCTGCGCCCAAATGCGGGCGTTGAGTTTCCCTTTGGCCGGGTGGCGTCTGCCCGCGAACAAGGCAAAAGGTGCCTTATCGGCGGGGGCGACGCAGTCCGGCGGAACCGGGGAATGGATAAAGGCGTCGGCGCGCCCTGTCCATTCGGCTTCCCAGCCCATGTGTGCGCGGCTCATCGTCAAGAACCGCGAGGCCTGGCGGAACAGGTCAGCCTTGGCGGGTGTGCGGTGCTGGGCGTGCTGCACCCAGACGATGGGCCTGAGAGCCGCTAGGAAATTCATAGAGGCTTCGGAGAGTTTGTCGGTGCCTCCGACTACTACCCGATCGTATGTCGCTTCTGCGGCGCTCTCAGCGGCTTCGGGTTCGATGTAGGTGACCTCAACGCCGGCTGGTGCCGCGGTGACCATGTAGTCGGTGTTTCGTTCCGCCCCGCCCGCATACTTCCCAGGCAGTAGCGCCGCATGCCGCTCCTCAACCCTAGGGATGTGGTGCGTCACCCAGGCGACCCTCATGGCGCGAGGAGGATGTTGAGCGCCGGCCGCCAATACCTGTCGAACACAACATCGGCGTCATAGTTGGCGGCGAAGTCAATGGCCTGCTGGGAGCGGCCTCGGCCTCGCGCGTAGGCAGCCTCAAGGTTGTCGACGATGCTTGGCACTAGGGGCGTGAAGAACCAGCAGCCTTGGGGTGCGTCCCAGGCGGGTTGGACGTCGCAGAGCCAGCCGTCGCCGACGAGCTCGGGCTGGGCGGTGGCGTTGGACACGATGACCGGGGTGCCGCAAGCCTGGGCCTCAACGGCGGGGATGCCGAAGCCTTCGCCTCGGCTGGGCTGAAGCAGCACGTCCATGCCGGTGTAAATGCTGGCAAGGGCTTCCTTCGGGATGCCCATGCGGTAGGAGTACGAGTCAGCGAACGCGACCCGGTCCATCGGCACGCCAGTCGCGGCGAGCAGCGCCCGCAGGTCAAGGCCAGACATGGCCGGGCTGGGCTCGGTGTGAAGGTAGAGCCAGACGTCGTCGTGCTTCTGCATCACCATCGCGGCGGCGAGGAATGACTCGGCGAAGGACTTGCGATCCACCTGCCCCTTGTTCGCCGACACCATGCCGATAACGAAGGCATCCTCGGGAATGCCCATCCATGTGCGCGCGGGCACCTGGCCGTCGCTACCTTGCATCAACTCGGTCGGCTTGAAAACCTTGGTGTCAATGGCGTGCGGGACGTACAGCGCCTGAATGTCGTGGCGCTCAATGGCGTCAAGGCCAAACTGCGACATGGCAATCGGTGTCACGTTGGGGCGCTTCAGCCACTCAATGACTGGGGCCGGGGCGGGGAAGTGGTCGATGGGCACCCAGGAGGCAACGCGCTCCACATGGTCCCAGCCAGCGCCCTTGAAAACCCAGCAGTCGAACAGGGTGATGACGAGGGCCTGCTGCCCGGTTGGTCGGCCCCAGTCCATCGCGTAGGCGGGGATGACGTCGTTGGAGTAGACGTCAAGGCCGCGGGGGTAGACCGGCAGGCCTTCCCATTCCATGGTTGAGCCCTCGAGCCCGTAGTTGGAGGCGATGGCTACTTGGTGGCCGGCGGCTTTGATGCGCCGGGTGGCTTGCTGGGTTTGCTC